AGTAGAAGAAATTAAAGAGGGCGACTTTGTAATGGGAGCAACAACAGAAGGTCTTGTTCATGGAATGGTTGAGCACATCATGACTGACGGTGGAACTCTTGGAATTCCTGGAACAAGATATGCACTTCAATCAATGCCACCAGAAAATCCTGCTATGTCTGTTAGAATTTATAAAGAAGAAAATGACAAGTGGGAACCAACTGCATATAGTATTGGAATGATGTATGCAGATGCACAAAAAATAGATAAGGAAACACATCAAATGGATGCAGAAGAAACTATGAAATCTTATCATTCAGATAATGAAGATGAAGATAAATGGGATAATTTAACAAAAGCCTGTTGGGTTGGTTATGAACAGCGTGGTATGAAAGAAAAAGATGGAAGAATGGTTCCCAATTGTGTTCCAATAGGAAAATCAAACGATATGGATAAGGCAAAAGGAATATCTGTTGGAGATCATGTCACATTTGCAGTTCCAAAGCCACCAGATAAAACAGAATCTGCACATGGAGTAGTAGAAAGAGTAGAGCGATCTGGCAAGGTTAAGCTACCTGGAACTAATGAAACTGTAGAGGCATCTTCAGATAATCCAGTTGCTGTTGTGAGAGTTTATGCAACAAACGAAAAAGGCAAGAGAACAAGAACTGATAGACGTGTAGTAAAACCATTTAGTTCATTAAGAGTTAATTCTGAACCAATTGATAATGAAAAAATGTATTTGCCAGAAGAATTAATAGAAAAAGCACCAGAGTCAAAATTAAGAGCACTTGTAGAGGCATACAATAAAGGCAAAGAGGGCGATAAAAGAATTAGTGTAGGGACCTTGCAGGCTGTTTATCGTCGCGGTATAGGAGCATACAGAAGCAATCCATCATCAGTGCGTGGAAGTGTGTCTAGTGCAGAACAATGGGCCATGGGAAGAGTTAACGCATTTATGGCAGGACTTCGTGGAAGATTTCCAAGAAAACCATTTGATTTAGATCTTTTTCCAAGCGGACATCCAAGATCAACTAAAAAGTTTGATTGGTCTGGATCTGTGTTTGATATGAAAACATTTAGGAAATAAAATGTCATCTGGTAAATATAAAAGACATGACGGCTTTAATGCTATACAAATTAAAGACGGGATGATTCTTCGCCTTCGTAAAGATGGAACAGTTAAGGCAGTACTAGGAAAATATGGAGAGTATAACAAAAGTGCCAAATAATACTAAGATTGTGCAGCCAGCAGACATGTATAAAGAAGAAACATACACGCCAACATCTGGTATGAAATCTGCTGCAAACAGGGCGCTTCGATGGAAAAAAGAAGGCAAAGCAAAAGGAGCAGGCACTCCAATAGGATGGGGTCGTGCTACTGATATCGTCGCAGGTAGATCAATGTCACTTTCAACAGTAAAAAGAATGTACTCTTTCTTTTCTCGCCATGAAGTTGACAAAAGAGGAAAAGACTTCTATAATACTAGTAACCCTTCAAATGGTCGCATCATGTGGGATGCATGGGGCGGAGATGCAGGGTTTTCTTGGTCACGTAAAATTGTAGAACGTGAAAAGAATAGAGCAGAAAAAGTGTGGGAAGGCAGCGCATTTAGTCGCTAGGGGGTAGCGAAATGAACGATTTAGGCATTGAAGAACTAAAACAAATTATTACTTTTTACAAACAAAGAGCATCTGAATTAGAATTTTCTAATTTACAGTGGCAATTAAGATATGCTAAATTACAAGAGTCTTTGTCTCAACCAGTTCCAGCAACTAAGGTTACAAAAACAAAATCTGAATAGCGAGTAACATGATGGAATATGCACTTGCTAGTGTTTTGACTTTAGCGCTGTCTCTTATTGTTATCATTTGGATAGGATCCAAAAGAAAAATATCAAGAAAAAAAATTATATATCGTCAAAGCGATACTCATATTTTTTTAAAAGAGTTTTTTTCTAGAGATACTGAGATAAAAAATAAAAAAACACAATCAAAAAAAAGACAAGAAGAAAACAGCACTAAGATTATTATAACTGAAGATGATATTGCGTATTGGGTTGTAGATAATATTTTTTATACTACCAGAGTTATTGATGATAAACCAGATTTTGATAATGCAAGACCAGTAGATACTTCAAATATGTCTAAGAAAGAACTTGACAAAATGCTTTTTATATTGGATAATTTAGATAGGGGTGATAAGAATGAACGTGGTAGTTCAGGGAACCAGTGACTTTAATGAATATAATATATTTTTAAGGGCAATGGGCGTAGCCATGTCTGGAATGTCAGAAGAAGATACAGAGCTAAATGTTTATTCTTTAGGCCCTACAAGAATTAACTCTATGGTAATGGAGTTTGTCAACTTGTCAGAACGAGGAATGAAGGCACGTGGCAAAAAAATTAAATACTATAAAGTTCCGTTTTCTTGGGTAGAAGAGAATATGGAATACATGAATTACTTTGCGTTTATGAGCAAACCAAAGCAACCAGTATCTAGGTTAATAGCCAAAGCAGAAGCACTAGGAAAAGAAGTAGGAATATTTAGGTACTAATATGACACAGCAAGATCCAAGATTTTTTTGTTATAAAGAAGAATATTTTGGTGGCACAGAGTATATGGCTAGATATTTTCATAAAAATGTAGCACCATACATGCCACAATTAAAAGAATACAACTGTTTAGTTTTGCCAGGGCAAACAGATAAATCATATACTGAATTACTTTACGAACCAAAAGAAATTATTATATGGTTGCATAACTTAGTAGATCAATTTGGATTTCAACTGTATCATATGTTTACTGATAAAAGGTTTTTAGATAAAGTTAAATATATCATCACCGTTTCTGAATATCATAGGCAAGATGTTATTAATAAAACAGGTATCGATCCAAACAAAGTTGTTGTAATTTATAATGCTATTGATCCAGTTGATAATGATATATCAAGATTTGACAATGTAAAAGTTCCAGAAATTATCTATACATCATCTCCAGGTAGAGGTTTGGAGATTGGATTGACGGCACTATCAAAATTAGATATTGATTTTAGGCTTAGCATCTTTAATGAAATAATTCCAGATGTGATAAAAATTAATGATAGCAATAAGTTAATTCTTCAAGACCCTCGTTTCTTTTTCTATGGCAAGACTCCACACAAAACAGTTCTAAATCATATGTCACGTTCACATATATTTATACACACAAGCAATTGGCATGAGACATTTTGCTTATCTCTTGTAGAAGGATTAAGTGCAAATTGTTTGGCTGTATATAGTACCTTTGGGTCTTTGAAAGAGGTAGGATGTGGGCTTGGTATGCCATATGATATAGAAAATGATAATGCAAAGCATGTTGAAATATTTTCTAAAAAAATTATTAAAGCAATTGATGCAATTAAAACTGGTAATTTTAAACCAAAAAATCAAGCAAAAATTGTAAATACTAAATATTCATGGGATAATTTTAGAAATGCTTGGCTTGATTTTTATGAAAAGAGAATATAAGTGATTATAAAAGACTTGAATAAAATGGAAAAAATAGTTTCCAAAAACAGAAACCTTAATTGGGTTGGTTGGGATGTTGCAGATCGTCGTCGCACAGAGGCTGGCAGAACTGCTATTAACGGTGTTAGAGTAGATGGTCAATGGTACGTCCAGACAATTTATCCACTTACTAGCAACGGATGGGATTTACCGAATAAGTATAGGATGTAAACATGAAGCAACACCTCTGGAAAGATGATGCTTTGTGTCTAGGATCAGATACAAATATATTTTTTGATATTTATGAAGAAAAAACTGATACAAGGGAATTTGTTGATTCTCTTTGTCGTACTTGTCCAATGGCCAGACAGTGCTTTGCTGTTGGAGTATCTGGTAAGGAATGGGGTGTCTGGGGCGGGATATATTTAGAAGAAGGACAAATATCAAAAGAATTTAACAGTCATAAGACTAAACAAGATTGGTCTTATATTTGGCAAGCATTAACGATGGGATAGTTATGTATACAGATAATATGCGTAGGGTGTTTCATTCTATACCCGCCCCTAAAAACTTTAACATTTCTATTATTGACAACGAGCACTTTCTTACGATAAAATTAAATGAGAAGTCTTTCTTGCCATTAACACATGACGAGAAAATAGAAGCGGTGAAATACGTCACCCTTATAAAGAAAGTATTAGAAATGGAGGGGGCTGTTGTGGTAGTAACACGAGAGCCATTAAAGTAATGCAAACATTTTTACCACATTCAACATATAAACGGTCTGCTCAAGCCTTAGACAATAAAAGGTTGAACAAACAAATATTAGAAGGATATCAAATACTAAATGTTAATTCTGGTACGTCAAAAACTGGAGGATGGCGTAATCATCCTGCAGCACTTATGTGGAAGAATCATGAAGGAAGCCTGCTTGACTACATAAACGAGATGATAAATGAGGCAAAAGTTCGTGGCATAAATACTAAAGGTAATGAAAACAATATCAAAACATTATTTAACAAAGTGGGAGACATGTGGAACTACGATGCTCCA